TGCTGGCCGCGCTCGCCCGGCTTCCACGTCAAACCGTAGGCGTCCTCGCCCGCGGCAAAGGTCTCCTTCGCGAGCGCGGTGAGCGCCGGTGCGGCCTCGAGGCACACCTTCATCGCTACGACCCGCGGCAAACGCCGCAAGTCGTTCGCGAATTGCGAAAGGGACTTCACTGGTTGAATCCGCCGTTATCCTGCGGGCCGTTGATCCCGCCGCGGAACTCGCCGGAAGGGATGAAACCGAGCACGTTGTCTCGCCGCGCGTGCGTGACAGCAAGGTTTGCCGGCACCGTCGCGGGTGCAGCGTCGCGCACGGGCAAGCCAGCGGCCCAGCGCTTGAGTTGGGCGCCGGCGGCGATCTCGGCCTCGTCCATGGAGCCTGATCGCATGCCGGAAAGGATCTGAATCTTCTTCGCCGTGAGCTCGGCCACGATCGCAACGACCGTGATCGGGTAAGGCGTTGGCAGCGGCACCACGTGCGCAGGTAAGAACCCGTCAACGAACCTCGAGTAGAACTCGAGTACATCGTCGAATGGTAGATCGGCAGTCACAACGACGTTAGCGCCGTCGGTCGTGAGCGTGATCGGCGAGCCGAGTGGCGTCGCCGAGACCTGGAACGTGGAATCCGTCGCCGGGAGTGCGTAGTAGATCGTCCCGGCAACGAGCGGCGCCGAGAGCGTGCCGCCGTCCGTCGCCCGGAACGTGATCGGGTCACCGGCCGCGAAGCCGTGCTCGATGAGCTCGATCGTGGACGTCGCTGCAAGAGAGGACGCGGCGAGGCGCCCCGGGTTACCGAGGGCACCCCGGGGAAGTCCGTACTTGTAGACATCCGACCTCGCCGCGTACGCGGTCACCGCGTCGGCCCCTTGATGCGCCGGATCGCGTGCGGGAGCACGAGACCGAACCCGTACCAGATGTGCGAAGACATCTTGATATTGCCGGTGTTCTTGAAGAAGTCCGTGCTCTCATCAAACACGCGCAGGGCGAGGCTCTGCGGCACCGTCATGCGCATCGAGCACCACGGCGCGACACCGTCGCGGACCATCTTCGAGTCCACGAGGTACCAATCCGCCGTAGTCCCGCTCGCGATCGAAAACTCCTTCACGGGAACGACGTTGAATCGACCCTTGTAGAAGTTGTTCGTCGCGGCGGCGGCCGGATTGAACGGCGTGGTTCCGCTTGCGACGTGCTCCAGGATCAGATCCTTGGCGAGCATGTTTTTAAGCGGCTCGTAGTAGTCGGACGGGCACAAGATCGTGTCCGGGTCCGCGCCGTAAAGCAGGCCGTTCTCATCGAGCACCTGAGTCTGCATCGACGTGACCTCCGTTTGGAGGTTGTCGAGCGAGACAACACCGCCATTGGCGGTCGCGGTCGAGCCGAGCACGTTCGTCGCGGTCGAGTTGTAGTTCGACCACGTCGTCGTCACGCTCGAGTCCGTGATGTTCGCCGGGTGCGCCGTGCTGAAGAAGTTCTGACCGTCGACACACACCGTGCTCGTGCCATTGGAAAGCAGCGAGGCGACCTGAAGGTGCCGGAACTGCTCCTCGGCGAGCACGAGGCGCGACGGGGCCGCCTGCCACTGGCGATAGGCGAACACCTTCAGGAACAAGTCCAGAAGCTTCGCCTGATAGCCGTCGTCGAATTCCTCGGACTTGACGTCGAACGACGCTTCGCCGAGCTTCTTGAACTTCGACTCGCCTTCGGTGCGGGTGTACTTCGTTCGAAGCTGGTTGACCGGGAAGGTGACTTCGGGCCGGTCCGTTGGGATCAACTCGCCGAGGACGTCGGCCCAGCCGGTTGGCTTGGACGCACCGATCGCCGCGAGATAGCGATCGTTGAATTCGCGGATCGCGGCTGCCGACGTTTTCGGTAGCTGGTCCTGAACGTAAAGAGGGTTGAGAGCCATGGTTGTGGTCCTGTTCCTTTTTCCTTATGCGTCCGTGATCAGAACGGGACGACGAAGTAAACGTTGATTGCGCCGACGAGGAGCGTCATGGCGCTGAGTTTGCTCGCACCGTCGGGCGTGACGATGAAGGTGAGTTGCTGGCCACCCGCCTGGACTGGGAACTTCTTGACGTTCGTCGCGTCGCCCGAACCCTGGTCGTACGACCCGGGCGCCGAGGCAACGAGATCGAGGCCGTCTACGAGAACGTCTTGAGACCCGCTCCAACCCACGTCGAGCTTGTCCGAGACATCACCGCCGGCCGAGGTCGTAACGACGACTTCGATCGCGGTGATAATGGCTCGCGCGGGAAGAACCGCGCCAATGTTGATCGGCGTGTTCGCGGTCCCGTTCGTGTCGGTGCTGCCGGTCATCGCATGACCGAGCACCACGGTGCGCTTCTGCGCCCACGGGTGAATGTGATCGTCACGGCTCGCCGCCGTGTCGGTCCCGGCCGAGGCCGCGACGCCGAGCGCGAGCGGGGCCGTGTTCGACAGCGCCGCCGTAATCAGCGAGTTGGCGTTCATGCCCGCCATGTTCACGAAGACGCGAATCACGCCATCGTCGTCGATCCCGGCGAAGGTGCCGGCGACCGGGTTCGATCCGGCCGTCGTAGTGACGGTGTTGTCGCTGTCGGCGTACAGCACCGTCCCGAACGCGGTTGCGTCCGTCGGAGGCGAAGACGTCGAGGGATTGATCCGGAAGATCTGATCGTACATGACCGAGACGCGCGTAGCACCGTCGGACGCGCCGCCGAGCATGTCGCTCTCGGCGATCCCGATCACGTTGCCGGCGCCCGCCGTGGTCGCAGTGACGACCGCACCAGCCGAGCTCTCGGCAACCATTGCGCCTTCCCACACCTGAGCGGTCGCGCTCATGGGAAGAAAGACCTTGCGGCCACCTTGGCCGTACGGACGCGGGCGCGTGCCCGCGGTGAGATTCGAGGGCATGATCAGTTACCTTCCTTGCTGTCGCGGAGCGCCTTGAGCGCCGCAAAATTCTTCAGTTCGCACTTCATGGACGAGCACGTGCGGACTTCGTCCGCACTCAGGTGAACGACGCGGCCGTCATCCAAGGTCACGGCCTCGCCAGCGCCGGAGTGCTCGCCGGGCGGCGGCTTGACGCCGGGAACGACCGGCTTCGCGCCGCGTGCCTTGCGCTGGTCTGCCACGTGCGCGCGAAGCTCCGCAATCGGAAGCTTGGCCCATCGCGGCTTGAGCGTCGTCGCAGCGTCGTCGGCCCACACGGTCGCCGGGAACTCGGCTCCGAGCTTGACCAGATCGGCGACCAGGCGCCGGCGCTCGGCAGCCTCGAGGGTCGCGCGCTCCTTCGCGAGCTTCACGCGCTCGGTCGCCAGCGTCATGTGCGACGCGCGGAACTCTTCGACCTTGGACAGCGCCTCGGCGAAGCTCTTCGTACCCGTCAATGAGCGCAGCATGGCGCGCATCGCCTTGCGCTCAGTCTTCTTGGCGGGCTTGTCCTCGTCGGCCTCATCGTCGTCACTGCCATCGCCGTCTTTCGCGGGCGGGGGAGCGCCGTCGTTGTCGACCACCTTCGGGTCTTCGACCGCATCGGTTTCTTCAGCCGGAGGCGCGACGCCTTCCGCGCCATCACCTTCGCTGCCGTCCGCATCACCGTCGGCGTCCGGATCCGCGCCGGCCGCGGAGGCCACGAGCCCCTTGAGGATGTCCAGCGCCGCCTTGGCGTCGCCTTTTTCGATTGCTTCGAGTGCCGCTTTGATCAGTTTGGGGTCCATGCCCCCTCCTTTTCCGTTTGCCGACGCGGCGACGAGCGCCGGTGTCTTGTGGGTGGCTGGAATGCTGGTGATAGCCACGTTGATCATCTTCAAAACGCGCTTCGTCTTCGGGTCGGCCTCGAAGGCCGGCGAAACGTAGCGTTGCCTTTTTTGCTTGAGCCGTTCGGCGCCGTCCGGCGTCCACGTCACATCACACGCCCAGAGTTCTCCCTTGCGGAGCTCCAGTTTGCAGTGGCCGCGCGCGTCGCGAGCCGTCGGATCCGGGCTCGCGCCCGGCTCGACTTCGAGCATTTGGTGCTCGAGATCGATCGAGAGGTCGACGCCCCAAGCGGCGTAACACGCCATGACCGATTTCGCGGCTTTCTCATCAAAGAGAAAGCGCCCGTTCTCGGTTTCGTTCCAGCCGGCTTTGAAAAGCCGGAACTCCGTCGGTAAAGCGTCACCGTCAACGGCGAGCGTGATCGTATGCCGACGCTGCATCGCAGCGCGGCGAAGTCGTCGTGATTGGCTCATGTGTTAGATGGAGGCGAAGCACCAGGCACGGGCGCCGCCGTCGGAGCTACCGCTAGTTGCGGCGCGCGAACGCGGTAATCCTTCGCGAGCTCGATTATGTATTCAGGCGTGAGTGTCAGACCGGCCGACTTTGCATCCTTCAAAGCCAGATAGAACTTCGCGTTTCGATCCGCGTAGTCCCGATCGACCTCCTCTTGCTCGTCGTTCGGGAGCACGTATTTGCGACACGGCGCCAACTTCGAGTCGCCGAAGTTGATCGCGGTCCACGGTTGAATCAACCCAGTGTCGATCCCGCGTGAAATGCACTCGAGGTCACCACGAACCTTCGTCTTCGCGACGCCAAAGAGTTGCTCGATATTGACTCCCGGGGCGCCGCCTTGCGTTCCGAGTGTCCCATCCGTACCGAGGTAGATGCGCGCCGCACCCTTCTCGGCGTTGATCATGAGCTCCGACCAGACTTGCCACGCGGTCGAGTTGTTCGTCAGGAACTCAGTCTTGCTACCGGCCGGGCGAATGCCGGCAGGCGCATCTGCCGAGGCGATGGCCTTGAGCAAATCGATGAACGCCGCGGCCTCGGCCGACAACCCGCCGCCGGGGCCCTGCAATGGCACGCCGGAGGGAAGCTCGCCGATCACCTTGGCCGATCCATGGGCTCGAGAGCCTTGCGACCAGTCCCGCGCCGCGAACGCATGCCGCGCCCAAATGAGAGCGGCCGGCAAGATCGCGGCGTTCTGCCTGAACGGCTCGATCTCGTAGTCACTGAAGATGATCCAACGGCCGTCGCCATGGATCACCGGAATCCAGAAACCGCCGATGAACCCGTATTCGTTGTACGGGCTCTCGGGAATGTCACCTGGCTGGACCGTGTTCGGGTCACAACGCGCCTTGAAGCATCGAAATACCGGGTCCCATCGAACGTATTCGATCGGCCAGTAGTGCATTTCGATGTCAACGCGGGAACCGTCCTCGCGAGGCGTCGCCGTGCAGTTCGCGAAGGCAATCCCGTGGTTGACCAGGCACCCGTGAATGCTCTTCAGCGTCGCCGCGGTGATCCCAACGCCGTCCGCACCATACAGAGCCTCGGCCTCGTCGGCGATCGATGCACCGCGCGCGCCGTTCGCAGCCTTGATCTCGACCGGGATGCACGATTGAGGGGCGAGCCGGTTTGAGTACGCGGTGAAAAGCGCCTCGTCCGTGCGCATTTGCTCGACCATGCGCGCGGGGCGCACGAACTGACCGAGCATTTGCTCTTCGCGGGCACTGAAGATGTCCGGCAGCGACCACGCGTCGATCGTGTTCCGACCGTCGCGCGGCATGAAGAGCTTGGCCTCCAGGCGGGCGAGGTCAAACTCGCTAGCTTGGCGGATTCTCTTTGCTCGTTTGCTCGGGGCGCCCATTACGGTAGACCGAAAAAGTTCTTTTGGTACGTGTACAGGTTCCCGACTTGAGTCGAATTCAAGTAAAACGGATATACAATGAACTCGACGCAAGTCCCGACAAGTTGAGTGAACGAGTCTTGACGAAGACCAAGTCTGACCGGGTTCGTTGACACGTGACCGGCGCCGAACGTATTCGTGTTCAACGTCTTAGACACACCGTTGAAATAAATTTGCTGATTACTGGACTGGTCCGTCGTCATGATGACGGACGTAGCTACGTTTTGAGTGATGTTCGTGCAACTAGCCTGAGCGGTGCTCGTACGAATCAGCGATGTGTTGTTCGTTACAGTGTAAGAATCCCACTCACAACTAGAAACGCCTTTTGAAATTAGGCAATTGAACCCACTGACATTCGTCGAACGAACTAGAGCAACCAGCGTTAGAGCGCCGGTAATCTTCAAACCTGCCGAATCCGCAATGTGCATGAACTGGCCCGAGGCCACGGACATGCTCGGTTTACTGTTCCAGTTCGCGTCTGACGTGTTGTAGGTGAACTGCGTCCCGCTGTCACCGACGGCGTTGTTTCCGTTGCCTGATTGGTCGGCCCACCCGGTGACATTCGAACCGCTCAGCGTGACGCCGAGATCGGAACGTAGCCAAAGTACCATTCCGCCCGGCGGGCCAGAGATGCCGGCGGTCGCCTGCGTCCACGCCGGGAAGTTCTGAGCGATCGTTCCCGGGACCGCCAAGCCGCCGGCCATCGCCTGCGTCCACGCCGGGAAGTTCTGAGCGAGCGTGCCGCCGTCGAGGATAGGTAAGTGGCGGCCGCCGAGGCCGAGGCCTAGGCCTAACCGTCGCACGGTGTCACTCCGCGAAGCTGACTGTCCAGCTCGAAATTGAGACCGTGTCGCCGCTGTTGATCGTGGTCGTCGGGAGATTGAGATCAGCGCCAGACGTACCGACCGAACCGTCGATTACGGCCGTCGTTCCGTCGGACTTGAAGGCCCTAAACCACGTCGCGGTCCCGGTCGCGCCGGCGGTCGCCGACGTGATCGCGTTGGCGGTTTTCACACCGGCCGACGCGGCCGCGAACGCCGTCGCGCTGAGCGCGAGCGAGGCCAAAAGCGTCTGCGAGGACACCGCGGTGTCGCAGTTCGCCGGCTGCGTACCGGTGTAGAGCTTGATCGTGCCACCGTTTAGGTTGTTCAGAACGGTGTCCAGCGCGGCATTTACGCCGACGGCGCTCAAATGAAGATTCGTGCTCACGTCAAAACCTCGCGACGATGTCTGCGGCCGTCGTGCCGTTGCCCGTGGATTTGACGGTGACGAACTTGCCTGAGAGGACCGAGCCACTGGCTTGATTCTTGTAGGTGTGCGGAGCCGAGTCACCGATCATGGTCGCGACCACGTGCCCGGCAGTGCCGATTACTAGCTCTCGCGCGTAGCCGGCCGCGAACTGCGTTGTCAGATCGAAGTCCGAAGTCAGCGTGACATCCACGGCGGCGCTCGGAATGAGCGCCTGATTCGATTCCGGGCTGTTTTTAGGACCGACGGGCATATCAAATCCGATCGCCTCGGCCGGAGCCGAGCGCAGTAGTGAAAAGTTGAGCGAGCGACGACGTCGCCGCGGGCGGTTGCGCCAATTGGCGGCCTACTTCTTGGATTCCCTTGAACGCCGCGAGTGGGTCCGGCTCGTTGTTCTGCAAATCGAGCAATTCCACCGACGCGTGAACGAGCGCGTCGAGATCGCCCGGGCTATCCGCGCCCGGCGCCGGTTCCCACGTCGTGAGCGTGTCTTCAAGCGAGGTCAGGTCAGCGCCGGCGACGTGCGAAATACGCTTGCGCTCGTACGCGGTCGCCATAGGCTCGGCGCGGTCCTCTTTGGCGCCCCGGGCGTAGACCTCACGAACGAAGACCTTTCCGGGCATCCTCGGCGGCGTGCGCTCGTCTCGGCCGAGCACGATCACTTCAAGGCCACGCTCGCGCGCGAGCACCCGAAGCGTCGTCGCGACCAGGGACCCGCCCTTGTTCGTCTCGGCGATCACTAGGTCGAGGCCCTTCTTGACGTACCAATCGAGGACGATCGCCGCCCACTTCTCGGGATCCATCTTCCCCGAGGCGTCCTCGAAGACGTACTCTTGACCGTCGAACCCTAGCCCGGCATCGATGATGCCCGTCGTGTCGCTGCCCTTGCGATTCGTCACCGCTGGGTCAATCGACACGACCCGGCGCGCGAGCTTTCCAGGCATCGCGCGGCGCGCTTCATCAATCCAAGCTTGCTTGACGAGCGCGTTTTCGCTATCGTCAAGCATTTCTCCGTGAATCTCTTCGCGGCCGCGCTGGGTGCCCTCGTACTTGCGCCTCATTTCGGCCACGTACTGAGAGCCAAGGTTGGCCGCGTTCTCGTACAGTGACCCGCGCACCACGACGTGTTTCGACGGCGCCGCTTCCGCGTTCGCGAGTAGCTTTTTCAAGAGTGGATGACGTCGTTTCGACGTCGAGTCCCACACCACGCGCGAGTATCCGAGCCGCGTCGAAAGAAAGACGTTGTCGAGCGCCTCTTCGCGCGTGGCTTTCGGCCACGACTGAAGCTCCGACGCCCAAAAAAGCTGGTACTCGAGGCCGCGGATCTTGCCCGGTACCTCCGGCGTGCGCACGTAGGCGCGCGCGCCGTTCGGCCACACGACCTGAAGGTCGCTTATGTCAAATCGAGCCTTGAACCAAGGCTTGGAAAGGGTGACGAGGCCGCTAGGGCCTTCGACTTGGATGTCGATCGAGCTCTGCTCGTCCTGCGCCGCTAGCCCGATTAGGGTCGCGCGCCCGGCCTCGACCTCGTCGTTGATGTGGTTCGCGATCGAGACCGTCTTGCCGTACCCTCGACCGGTCAGGAACCCCCACGTGAGCCACTGGCCGGCCGGGGAAAGCTGCTTTGAACGGGCCCAGAAGGACCAATCAGCCGCGATTGCGGCCTGCTCGATTACGGGAAGCTGATCCCAGGCCGCTAGAACGACGCGTGGGCCTACATCGGGGCCGAGATCTCCAAACTGATCCAGGAAAGCGGCCGCCGGCGAGTCATCTCTGGTTCGCGAAGAAGTCATTTGCCAGCTTTTCCAGCGTGGCGCGGCCCTTCGCAGCGAGCGCCTTCATGTCGGGGTTCTCGTTCGGATCGAGCTTCGGAAGCGGCGCCGTCTTGTGCTGAAGCGACAGCAACGCTGTCACCTTCGCGGCGATTGACGCGAGCGCGCCCAGGTTCCCGCGCTCCTCGGCGAGCGCCGCGGCTTTCTCGAGCCGCTTGATCCAGGCGCTCAGGTCTTCGACCGGCGCCGAGTCCGGAACGTCCGAGACGTCCAGGCTCTCGATGCTCTCGATCAGCGCCCCGGCGCCCGCCCCGGTTCCGCCAGCGCGCTCCATGCGCGCCTCGGTCGCCGGGGCAGGCGCCTTACCACGCAACACGGCCTGCCTGCGGGTGATCGTTGACCGGCTTACGACCCGCCGAAGGCCTTCGTAAACGGTGTCAGCGCTTTCCCCGCGCGCCGTGCGCGCCACGATTTCAGCCTCTATCGCCGGTGCCAGCTCGATGCGAGGTCGTCCCATTTCGGTTGATTCGTGGTGTCGGTGTCGGTCGTGGTGTTCAGTAATTAGTCCGTTGCGGTTGGAATCTCAAAATGTCTCAAATCGCGAATCGAG